TAATAATTTGATAAGTAATCACCTGATAAACCTTGCGACCCGTTCCTGGAACCTGAACACGTGGCGTGGAAAAGCGGGACCGTGTGAATTTGTTCACCTTGAGCCGAGCGTTTATGCCCTGATACTCGCGGTTGAGCCACCGAATGAATCCGTTCAGGTGACTCGTCATTATCTTTTGCATGGTGTACACATAGGTGGATACCGCCTTTTCAGACGGGAGTTTTTTGGGAACTGCAAATGTAAAGTCAAAATCTGAAGTCCTTCTGATTTTTGGAGGTAAATTCCTCTTCTTTTGTTGAAGGTACAAACGGACTGCCATTCCACCGGTGCAGAAAATGGTCAAGTCACCGCCATACGGCCGGACGAGACGAGTCTTTCCCTTGCTGTACTGCATAAAGAGTTTGGGGAGCGCCCATTTAAAATTGTGATGCGACACGACCGGGGCGGGACCGGTGATATTCTCAATATTCTGATAGGCGTTGACCAACATAATTTCAGAGTGAAATGAGCCCCCATGGAATATAGAGGGCTTCTTGGGTGCATAGTATCCATCATATCCCTCAGGTACAAGGAACTCGCGGCTAAGTTTACCAAACACCATGTGATTAAGTTTCTTATAACTCAGACGCTGACCCTTGCGCGTATTGGAAATGTTGGGGAGTTTACCCGCATTCTTTTCACCGACGAGGAGCTTGACCGCTGCAGACTGTTCACCGACCGTCACACCCGTGCCGAGCACTATGCGGAGCAAGCCGCGCGTATCCTTGGACAATGGGTACTTGCTTTTTATAAGCTTCTCAATGTTGGCGTGCGTCAAGTCAAACAGGCGGATCGTCTTCTTCGCACTGTACTTGCACACGTTTCCGTAGTTCTTGGCGGTGTGGTAAATTTCCGTCAGGTAAAAAAAGCGCGTGTCTCGGAGGAGCACCTTGCATGAAAGGTTCTCGAGTCCCTTAAAAAACACCTTCCCCTTGGGGAAAATAGTTTCAGAGAAACTCATCTAATTTTGAACAAGAAAATCTTTTTCTATAATAAGATGGCGGCAAACAGGTACGTTGGCGCCCTCTTAAACTCCCGGGAACAAGCTCACGTGTTCCACCTCACGACCAACTCCTTCGCTCAACACAAGGCTCTCCAGGCGTACTATGAAGGCATAGTCCCTCTACTCGACTCGTGGGCTGAGGCTTACATGGGCAAGTACGGTCGCCTCCGCAGAATCACCATGAACAAGCGGTACATCCAGGACCCCAAGAAGGCTCGTCCGTACTTCAAGACGCTGCTAGCGCGTGTTCGCGGCATCAAGCTCCCTCGGGGCGACGCGTACTTGAAGAATATTCAGGATGAAATTGTGGCGCTGATTCGTCAGACGCTCTACATGCTATCACTTAAATAGATTAGTAACGTAAAAGTAAATGCGCGTCGTAACAACAATGTCAACTATTCCCACGAGGGAAGATTCCTTGTTCAAGACTATTCAGTCTATTCAAACAGGGACCTGCAAACCAGACGCGATTTATGTGAATCTTCCAGACTGGTATCCGCGATTCAACCGCGCACCAGATCCCACTTTGGAACAGAAGTTAATTGACGCGGGCGTCACCGTGAATAAGACGAAAGATTATGGAGTTTTGACATCAGTACTTGCTATTATGGATATTGAGACGGATCCTGATACCCTCATTGTTTTTATAAACGATGACGCCAACTATCAGCCTCGTTTTCTAGAAGGTCTGTTGAAAGGGTACGAAGAGTTCAAGTGCCCTGTAGGATACTCGGGACTTGCGTACCCCGAGACTACTATGCGTATGTGGGGGCGGCTCGGATACGCAATTTGTCTAGGACATGGAACTGACGCCGAGATATTTGAGAGTGCGTTTGGTTATTTGTTTCCACGTTCTGCTGTTGAGGGATTTCCACGCCTTGAACCCATGTCGCTGCCCGTGCAACCCGAGTATCTTTCAGACGATTATTTGTTCCCAAAATATTTTGAACACAAGGGTCTTGCCAAGAAGGTTGTGTGTTACCCATGGGCGGGCCGCCATGGTGACGACTGGTCCACCGTATGGACGCAGAACGAAAACTCGCAGACGCATTCACTCTCACGGGACGGTAACAATCTCAAAAATTTTTTGAATGCAGGCTTGAGAATAAAGTTCTAAGTTAAAGTTTATATCACATAAGTATATAATGTACTGGCCGTTAATGAGTAGTACTATAAATTGGAGAGACAAATACGAACTCCTTAAATTTATATTGTTTTCAGATCGTTTCACAAACGGTGTCAAAGTGCGTGAATTTGAAGATGCTTGGTCAAAATGGCTCGGATGCAAGTATTCACTTTTTGTTTCATCTGGCAGTACAGCGAACTTTCTACTCGTAGCGTCAATCAAAGAATTGTACAACATTCCAAACGGATCTAAAGTTCTAGTTCCGGCATGCACATGGGTCACTAACGTTGGTCCGATTATGCAACTAGGTCTAGAGCCCGTTTTCTGCGACATATCACTTGATCACTTCAGTTTTGACACTAATAATCTCCCTAAAGAAAAGGATATCAAGATTGTTTTCGTTACACATTTACTTGGGTTAAACGCGCCTATTGAAAAACTGAAGGAGTTTTATCCCAATGCGATATTCATAGAGGATATATGCGAGTCTCATGGCGTCACCGATGACCATGGTGTTAGACGCGGATCCACGTCATCGGAGGGCTCCACCTTTAGTTTTTATTACGGTCACCATATGACGACTATTGAGGGTGGTATGGTTTCAACTAATAACAAGGAGCTTTACGAGCTCATGCGAATCAAGAGAAGTCACGGACTCGCCCGCGAGCTTTCGCCCACGGAATTCATCGCCGCCAAGGCCAAGTACCCCAATGTAGATGGGCGATTTCTGTTTCTAACCGATGGTTACAACTTTAGGAACACTGAAATTGGGGCGGTTTTGGGTATATCTCAGCTCAAGCGTCTTGACGCATCTATTGAAATACGCAAGAAAAACTATGCATATTTCGTTGAACAGCTGGAAAAGTTTGGAGACGACTTTTACATTCCAAGTAAATCTGGAACAAATAGCTGCTTTGTGTTCCCTCTTATATGCAAGGATCCTTCTATGATGGTCAAGCTCAAGAATGAATTTGAGAAAAAATTTATTGAAAACAGACCCATTGTAAGTGGGAACCTTCTTAATCAACCTTTTCTTGAGAAATTCAAGGGTTCTCATCTCCCTAACGCCGATATTCTAAATGATAATGGCGTGTATATAGGCAACAGTCAGTTTGTAACATTTGATATGATAGACTATGTTATGAATATCATCAAAGAATTAAAGGTCTGTGCGTTGTCAAACAACATTTAGAGAAAGTAGTTTCTTAATAGCTAATGACGCGTATATATGTCATACATTGTCCGGCATACTGTCCGGAGAGGCGGCCTATTATTGAAAACAATTTAATTTCACGTGGGTTCAAGGATATTGTCTGGGTTACGGGATATCCCGCCAGTCATCCGTTTGTAAAATGGTTGCAGAAACGTCTTGGCGGTCATCTCAACTATGGCAGTATTTCGGGTCTCGTGAAACATTTAGAGGCGATGCGTATGTTCATAGACGACCCAAATTCACCTGATGGCGCTATTTTCTGTGACGATGACTCGTTATTTGTTAAAAATTGGCAAGAGGCTATAGACAAAATTCCCCCGAATTTTCCTTATATTAACTTGTCAGTCGGCGTGAACTTTCATTTCTTACCAGACGCCATCCCTCGTGAAATTACATTTAACAATGGTGGCTGTGACACCATGTGGAAGTCAAAGGAATTTTGCAGATACGTACTTCAAAACATAGATGCGCGTGCGGGTATGGATCATGTATATTTCGGTATGATGAGACATCTAGGGTTGAAAACTATATGCATTCCAGTTGCGCAACAAACGTCTCTTTTGACCGGCAAGGCTTCAACTTCTTACGACAATGATTTCACACCTTTTCAACATTGGCATATATTTGTAAACAACTTTAAGCCAACGGGCGTGTGCTATGAAGAGTTGTGGAATGAAAGTGGCCTTACTCGGGACGACTCTTGACCTCCCCGACCAATTTCCTAATGATCCGGAATCTGTACCAGAAATATTGAAATATAGAACCCTACTCGAGGAGGAGTTTTACAACTATTTTGATGTGAAAATTAAAATTATCAACTGGGAATACGTCATGACCAGGTCCATGGCTCATCGCATTTAAATAAGGAAAAACGTGTTTTTAAAAAAAATGGAGTACCACGACCTGACTCTACGAGACGGAAGCCATGCGATTTCACACAAGTTGACGAAATATGACATAGAAAACCACTGTAAATTTGCCGAGAAATCCGGTGTTGCTGTAGTTGAGGTGGGTCACGGCAACGGTATGGGGGCGTCGTCAATTCTTATTGGTGAATCAAACTTATCAGATTTTGAGATGATTCGCACGGCGCGCAGTCATCTCAAAAATACAAAACTATCCATCCATATTATTCCAGGTGTGGCTACTATAAAACGTGATATAGACCCTATTTTGGACCTTGTTGATATTTTCAGAGTCGCGTCTCACTGTACAGAGGCTACAATGACTATGAGTCATATTGAATACCTGTCAAGTAAAGGTAAGACTGTATATGGAGTTCTCATGATGGCTGCACACTGCTCACCTACGGTCCTTGTAGAGGAGGCTCTTAAAATGAAAACGTATGGAGCCTCGGCTATAATTATTATGGACTCAACTGGTTCGTTCTTTCCAGAGGACGTGTCTAAGATAGTAAAAGCATTACAGGTACTAAATATACCAATTGGGTTTCACGGACACGATAATATGCACCTCGCTGTTGCCAATTCACTCGCTGCGGTAAAAAGTGGAGCAACTATTATTGACGTTACTGTTAAAGGTTTTGGAGCGGGGGCAGGGAACACGCCTTTAGAAATAATGGAGGCGATCCACCCAACTCATCTGGATATTGAGTCGGTCTACAAGTACGTTGAGACATTTCAATATGATCGCCCGACAATAAAACTAGTTAACATATTTACGGCAAAATATAAACTTTTCTCAGGGTTTGAAAAGTGTATATTAAGTGCGTGTGAAAAATACAATTTGTCAACAAAGACGCTTGTGGATGAAATTGCCAAACACAGTCTTGTTGCGGGTCAAGAAGATATCATCCACGTCATTGCGTCGCGTCTGGCCGCTTAATTATTTCAGATTTTTTAGAAATACAGTCACCCATCACGCGACGGATGGTGTCGTAGGGGAGGAGAGGCGACATCTCTTCTAATGGGGGTGCGAAAATTGAGCCGTCTTCAAGCAGGACACCTTTGACCTTTGGAACAAAGTCCTGTTCGGGTGGCATGAAAATCTCGCAAATGGCCGGTTGGTCGGAATCCATAAACGTCTTGAAATGACTGTTAAACTCATCCCAAGACTTGATTCTAAACTTTTCGTAACCAAATGCTTCGGCGACTTTCATATAGTCAGGTAGTACTATACCAGTTTCGCTGTTAGCTGCGGTCATTACACCGTTGAACAGAAGCTTCTGTGTATGTTTCATCATCAGGTAGCCATCGTTGTTGAAAATAACTATTTTTACATTCAATTTATGCTGAATAATAGTTTGAAGCTCCTGCAAGTTCATCATCATACCACCGTCACAATTCAAACACAGGACCTGACGTGTAGGGGCGGCAACTGCTGCACCAAATGCAGCCGGGAGACCGTATCCCATTTCACCGAGACCATATGACGAGAACATAACAGCCCCCTCCTTGAGGCGAATTGTGTTGTGACCGCACAGGAGCGCCGTTCCCATGTCAGTGACGACTACATGATCGCCCGTCAGATAATCTGACATCTTGTCTATAATCTTGTAAGAGTTGGGGAAATCTCCATCAACATGAGCCTCTTCAACGAGTGGAAACTCCTGCCGAATACTTCTGCACTCCGCGACCCACTCTTGGCGCTCGCAACGAACATCCCTGAGGTTCTCTATAAACTTACCACAGTCAGACAGCACATGGACGTGCGCAAAGTTTTTGAATTCAGTCTCATCAATATCAACCATCACAATTTTAGCACCACGTGCAATTTCTTTCGTGTCGTACCCGCTCTGCGGCGTCGCTACCCGACTGCCGATGATGATGATGAGGTCCGCCTTCTGGAAGATGAAGTTGGCGCTCCTCTGACCATAAATTCCCGGAGAACCGAAAAACAGGGGGTGATCGTGACCCAGAATGTCTATTCCAGACCACGATACGAGGACAGGTACTTGCACACGCTCTAATAAGGACTTGAACGCGCCCACGGAATTTGAAAGCTTGACTCCGTGACCCGCCAGAATTATAGGGCGCTTTGCTTCCTGGATCATATCAATGACGTGTGAAACATCAGATGAAACACTCTGTGGAGCATAAGTCTGCCACGGCCCAGGAGTAAATGCCTTGCCCTGTATATCAACAGGTATATCAAGCCATACAGGCCCCTTGCGCCGGTCCATGCATGTGAAGTACGCCTCCTCAAGGTCAGTCTGAAGAGTATCAATATTTAACAGAAGTTTTGCATACTTGGTTATTTTAGAAACCATCGCAACCACGTCAAACCCCTGAACCCCATACATTCGTCGGCGATTATGGGCATGAACGCAATGAGACGCCTCTTGACCTGAAAAAATAATGGCCGGAATGGAATCAGCCCATAGACTCGTCACACCGGTTATGGTGTTTGTGACGCCACCCCCTGAAGTAATGGTCACGGCCGCAACCTTTCCACACGTCTGGTAGTACGCACCTGCAGCCTGCGCAGCTGCTTGCTCGTTATGCACGTTGTAAATTTTTAGTCCAGCCTTTGTGAACGAATGATACAAACGCGAGTTTCCGCCACCCGTGATACCAAAAACCACATCAATATTTTTTGATAAAAGAAACGTTGCAATTGCATCACACACGCTCATTGGTATTTACAGTGAAAAATTCTTTATTTATTTTGGCCATAATCTCCATTGCCGCACAGTTTATGACATCCAGGTTACCGGCGTAGTCTGAAAAGTAATCACCTGAACTTGCTATTTTAACAGACACCATAGCCACACCCGGTGATATGAACTTTGGATGAGACGCTACGTTATAGTTTGGTATATAAGACCTTACATTCGTCAAAAACTCTTCAAACCCCGTAAACTCAACCGCGTAAGTTTTTATGAATATGGTTGTTTGCATGAATATTTTAGCTGGATTTACGGTTAAAATAACTTTGCAGTTAGGAACATTGACCAAATTCTTGATTGCGTTCTCCGTGGTTTCAATGTACTTGTCAACATTAATCCGTGTAGCCATACCTGCACTATGTGATGAAATTTGGGTAACAACTTCCGCATATGAAATTTTCCCAAATGATGCTAGATAATTAAGCATAGGAATTGAGACTTGTCCTCCACATGTGATCATATTAACGTTCTTCACGTTTGACAGACAGCAACAGTTGATGTTAGGAACGCACATCTGCCCCTTCTTTGATGGCGTCATGTCTATAACTCTGATATTCTGATGTTCAAAAATAGAAGCGTTTATAGACGCTGTAAGCGCATCCGTACAATCAAATACTAGATCACAACAGTTGGGATTTTCTATAAAATAGTCAATTCCATTTTCATAATAGTTGACACCTGGGGGCAATGGCTTCGTGGCGGCCCTGCGGCCCACGAACGCGACAAGTTTAACATCTTTTGTTTTCAAGATTTTAAGAAGCAAATCTGTACCTATGTTCCCTGTACCTATGATCGCCACTCTCATTATACTTTAATATGTATTCATTTTTAACTATTCCGAACGCCCGCACTCCTCTCGCCAGTTTGGCCAGTCTAGAAGGTCTTCATTCGTAATACGCCTCGTCTTGCGAATTTCATACAACTTGGCCATCTTGTCGTTAACCTTTTCACCAGGTGTGGGGAAGTACACGGCGTTGTGCCTAATGTTAGCGAGAGACTCGGGTGTTGGGTCTGACATGTAGTATATACCTACAGCTTTGCGATACACGCCCTCTGGGCACTTGATGGGTTCGGGGAACCCATGATACGTGAGCCCATTCGTCTTGAAAATAACAGCCGTGTTCCATAAATCGTGATCTATAGTTTTACACGTTGTGAGACCACTGTCCCAAATTTTCAACTGACCACCCCACTCCGTCCGCCAGTTCTTTGACATGTACACGAGTATACTTACACGTCGCTCTTTTTTGGATATAGGGTGAATATTGTAGTCAAGATGAATTCCTGATATACCATTACGTGGATAAGCGTGTAGGCCACCTGCGTTGAGATGAGGATCTGGCTCCAAGTTGGAAATTTTGGATATTTTGCACATATAGTCCATAACTTCATCCGAGTACAACAAGTCTATCGTTTTTTTAACAGGGTCTGCGTCATTGAACTTGTTAAAGAGATATTTACCTTCAAACGGGTTGTCATATTTGTACCAAGTATCATCAGGATCGGGTATGCTATCACCAAGCATCTCGGCGTACTCGTCTGTGAAGAAATTTGGAATTACAATGTGTTCATATGGTTGAGCGGTCGTGTATTCACGCGCCAACCGGTCTATGTCTCTAGTCCATGAACCTAACATAATATGTAAAAGTAAATTATTTTTTTAATACCATTCGGGATGCGCGAGTGTCCAATCAACAAACTCCTTGACTCTGGTTTCAAATGTTTTTTCCGGGCGCCAACCAAGAGCCCATATACGGTCTGGAGGCGCGTTATGCGCCACGTTGCGCCCTTGGATATTTTCGTATCCTAGTCCATATTTGACCGTTTTTCCAAGACACTTTGCAATTTCAGATATAAATTCAAGATTGCCCATGCATACCGGGCCGCTCACGTTATATATCCTACCTGGTTCCTGATGAATTATAAAAAGTACCATGTCTGCAACGTCAATAGATGAACACCAATTCCTCTTCGCTATTTTACCATTTAAACAATGAATAACAAACTTCTCGTCATTGAGTAGTTTTCTTATCGCAACCGTTGGTAAGCGGGTCTTTTGAGATCGCGGGCCAAACACGTCACTCAAACGTGCAATGGAACACGGTACACCATACGAGTTGAAGTAGGCCATGCACATCTGCTCACACGCAAGTTTCGTAGCAGCGTACATGTTCATAGATGTACACAACGCATCCTCTAGTCTGGGTTCACCATTCATATCATTATACACGCCCGTTGAACTTATGAAAATAAAATGATCAAGGGATTGAGTCCTAGCAAACTCTAGTATTTTCAGGGTTTCTGTAACATTTGAATTGACCGCACCAACAGGGTCTTCAATGCACGCTAGCGTACTCGGCTCGGCGGCAGCATGAATGATTATGTCAATTTTGCCATTAAATTCGTAGACTATCCTATCATTTGGTCCGAGCTCTAGTAAGCGGTCGGGAGTTTTGGGTCCACGAATGGGGCATACAATTAGCAAGTCGGTTTTTTCAAGTAAATGAGACACTATCGCGTGCCCTATGAACCCTCGTGCTCCCGTCACTAGAACAGTTTTCATTTAATATTTAAAGAGTGTAACCTTAAAATAGATATATGTCTGGTTATAAATTTTCAGAGAATTGGTTCTACACTTCCGACTTGCATATCGCCCTGACGCGTGGTCTACTTGATGTCACCAAGCCATACCGAGTGCTGGAAATTGGATGTTTGGAGGGGTCCGCAACCACATTCTTTTCAGACGTGGTTCTGAATCACCCAGAGTCTTCTATGACGTGTGTTGACCCCTTTGATGCGGATAATCCCACAACACCCCAGGAAAAGGGTGGAGACTACACAAAGCGTCTGTTCCTTGAGAACATCTCCAAGAGCAAAAACCATGACAAGATTAAGTTGGTGGAACTTTACTCCAATGATTTTTACAAGACAAACGACAAGACGTTCAACTTCATTTATATTGATGGAAGCCACCTCGTTGAGGACATTGCACACGACTTTGTGAAGTGTCTTGAGATTCTGGAGCCGGGTGGCATCATGTGGATGGATGACTATCTGTGGGGTGACGGCGTCACCATCCGTGACTGTGTGGACCGTCTGTTCAACGAGAACAAGAACAAGGTTGAAATTATCTTCAAACGTTATCAGATTGGTTTCAGAAAGCTGGTCGTCTAATAAAGATCTAATATGCTTTTAAAATATGCGGTTTGTAGTGACTACGCTACACACACCTGACTGGCAGAAATTCGCTGATGTGACGGACAAAAATAAGGAGGAGTACTGTATGCGCCACGGATACGCTTTTGAAACCAAAAGTGATGGTCCATGGCACACACGGATTGAACTGGGGATAATGGGCGACTGGGGATTTGAGCGTGGGTACAGGTTTCTTGATATGTTTGCCAAGTACCCGGAGTGCGAGTGGGTCCTGTTCTCTGACTGCGACGCGATGATAACAAATAAAACTATAGCTCTTGACCGAGTGGTGGATAACCGCTTTCACGTGATTCTACCCGCCGACTGTAACGGAACAAATTGTGGTAATATTTTGATCCGAAATTCCGAGATTGGAAGGGGGTTTTGCGAGTCTATGATAGCCGCTCGTGCCGCCTATCGCGACAACGTGATGGCTGAGAACCAGTGGATCCAGGAGATGGCTACAGCGACATATTGGTCTAAATGGATCAAGATAGTCCCTCAACGCATCATGAACGCGTACGACTACACGATGTACCCGGACCTGCCCCCGAAGGATGCACTTGGTGTTGATGGACAGTGGAAAGAGGGTGATTTTATCCTACACATAGTGGGTGGTAGCGCCCGTTACAAAAAGACCGTAGATCAGAGAATTGAAATAGCCAAACAATATTTAGAGAAAGTAGTTTCTTAATAAGTAATGCTCGTGGATGGGTTTATGTTCTACAATGAACTTGATGTCCTTGAGCTCCGTCTCGCTACCCTTGATCGCTTCGTTGATCGCTTCGTGCTCGTAGAGGCGGAGGTGAACCATGTAGGCGGGCCAAAGGAGCTGTTTTTTCAGAACAACCGCGACCGCTTCGCCAAGTGGCTCCCAAAAATTGAACACGTCATCGTAAAGGCGGACGAGGCCCCAAAGGACACCAACCCGTGGTCGCGTGAAAAGCACCAACGCGAGTGCATTCTGAGGGGCTTGGATGGCGTCCCGGATTCGGCCATCGTGATGATCAGTGACGTGGATGAAATTCCAGACCTTAGTATAGTGCCTTTTGAAAAATTGGAACACGTTTTCACGTCAGTACATATGTGGATGTATCACTATTCGTTTGACTACCTGTTCACGGGTGAGCCGTGGTACGGAACGGTTCTGACGACGGCTGATATGCTGCGCCGGGTGGGACCAAACAGGCTGCGGGACGACCGCTGGAAGTTCCCATGCGTACAGTACGCTGGCTGGCATCTGAGTAGCTTCGGTGACGAGAAACACGTCCTAAATAAGATGAGGACTTTTGCACATGCTTTGGATAACAATAACCACAAGCATCTACAAACGGAAGAAAATATCAAGATGTGGATTCAAGAGGGGAAGTTCATTGACGGGAAAACAGAGTTGGTGAGGCGGCCACCCGAGGCTCCTCTACCAGCACCTGTCTCAGTTCTTCAACGTCTAAACTTGGGTACTTTCCCATGAAACTCCCTTTGAGCCTCAAGAGCGTTTTGACCACATCAATATCCAAAAACTTGAAAAACCGTCGCTTTTCTTTTATGTTGACAAATTGACTCCTCTGGTCCTTGAGCCCTTGACACACGGGCCACGTCGCTTCCCGGAGTTCAGACAATTCCGCCTCTAAATTGTCTAGTCTCTGAAAGACGTGCTTGTGAAACTCATCCATACTGTTAGTACAGGTTCTTTGTTTATTTGTCTGCACAATTATAGTTTATGCAAATGGCGGCACCGAGTGCAAAGAGGACGCCGAGCCACTGAATCCAGTGCGTGAACTTTTCACCGAACACGAGCCAAGCTGAAATAGCGCCACCTAGCACTATCATCGCTTCCCACATGATGCATGTCCACATCATGCTCTGCTGAGAGAGGGCCTTGACGAGGAAAAAGAGGACGGCTAACCACGCCACCACACCGAGCCCTAGATGATGATGCTTACCGTTCTCGGCAAACCACTTGAGGTGCGCGTTTCCAAACAGCTCCGCAAGGGTCATCATGAGGATATTTAGCATCGTCATTTGTTTTACATGTGGAAATTATTTGTACCAGTCTGGGTGGTCTTTGTACCACTGAACCGTCTCTCTCAATTTTGAATCAAAATCAAGAGTCTCTGACCATCCGAGCTTTCTGAGTTCAGAACTGTCAATGCAGTAACGCGAGTCGTTAAACGCCCGGGGATCCTTGACGTATTCGGCCGTTCCACGCCCTATTATATTTTTCAGTCTATCATAAATTTCGTTAACCGAGTATTCATGTTGACTCCCTATGTTGTAGGTTTTTCCAACCTCACCCTTCATTAGAATCATCTCAATAGCACGGGATACATCATCAACGTGAATGAAGTTGCGGCGGGTCTCGCCGTCCCCATGAATAGTCACCGGTTTTTGATCCAAAATTTGAGTGATGAAAAGTGGGACCACCTTTTCTGGGTACTGCTGAGGACCGAACACATTGTTGCCACGAGTGATGATGCATGGGAGCTTGAAGGCGTTTGAATATGCAAGGACGTAGAGCTCGGCGGCAGCTTTGCTTGCCGAGTACGGGTTGCTCGGGTTGAGAGGGGCCGACTCACATGAAGTGGTCAAAGGCCCGACTTCCCCGTATACCTCATCTGTACTGATGTGAATAAATCTCTTGAGTTTGCCGTACTCTTTGGCCGTCTCCAAGAGGACATGCGTCCCGAGCACGTTGTCCCGTGTGTACTCAAAAGCGAGATCAAAGCTTTTAGTAACGCAGGACTGGGCTGCAAAATGCACCACAATGTCGGGCTGGTGCTCCCGGAAAATATGGGTCATATGATACTGCTCAGTGATGTCGCCACGTATGTACGTGTACCGTGGATTGGCGGGAACGTTGTGCTCTCGGGCCATGTAGTCACACTTGTCAACATTTATAACTTCATAGTCGTTTGTGTTCAAAATATGCTTAACAAAATTTGATCCTATAAATCCCAAGCCGCCAGTCACAAGGGCGCGCATTTCTATGTGTAGATAAAAGTTGTGTCCTTTTATAACACATAATGTCCAAGAAGATTTGGTACGCTCCAAACCAATTTGAGGCATATGGTGAGGATGAGATCAAGGCTGTAGAGGAGTCGCTGCGCGCCGGGTGGTTGGCTGGGTTCGGCCCTCGCACAATTGAGTTTGAGCAGAAGGTTTCAGAGCGCTTCGGAAAGAAACACGGTCTGTTCGTAAACTCGGGGTCTAGTGCTATCCTCCTTGGTTTGTGCGCTCTTGACCTTCAGCCTGGTGATGAGGTGATCACACCTGCGTGCGGTTTCGCAACGACTGTCGCGCCCATTATTCAGGTTGGGGCCACACCCGTTTTCTGTGATGTTCAGAGCGGTGGTTACTATGTACCGAGTGTTGATAACATCCGTGAGGTGCTGACGCCCAAGACGAAAGTCTTGCTTATCCCAAATCTCATCGGTAACACCCCAGACTGGAAGGCCATCCGAGAGGCTTTCCCAGATCTCATCCTCTTTGAGGACTCGGCAGACACGATCACAACAACCCAGTGGTCCGATATAGCCACAACCAGCTTTTACGCCAGTCACGTGATCACCGCCGGTGGGGTTGGGGGGATGGTGATGTTCAACTCTGACGATTACTTGAAGCGCGCAATTATGTTCAGAGATTGGGGTCGTATTGGTGACAACATTGAGGAGCCCTCTGAGCGCTTCAACTATTCGGTTGATGGCATTCCGTACGACTGGAAGTTTTTGTATGGAGCTATAGGCTATCACCTCAAGGCGTGTGAAATGAATGCCGCGTTTGGTCTAACACAATGGAAGAAACTTGATGACCTCCTTGCGCGTCGCCGCACGGTGTTTGAGCGGTACATGGAGAGATTGAAGGACTGCTCATACTATACGCTTCCGAATGATTCGTTCAAGCCCAATTGGCTTGCGATTCCGTTAATGTGCAAAAAGGGTGACCGCCTAGAACTACTCACGTTCCTTGAGAATAACGGCGTCCAGACGCGCGTGTGTTTTGCTGGTAACATCACACGTCACCCTGTGTATAGGGACAAGTATCTGAAGGCGTTTACAGTTTCAGACGAGATCATGAGTGACGGGTTCCTCCTCGGGGCTCATCACGGGATGACGGTCGAAGATGCCGATCGCGTTGCCGATCTCCTCATTGAATTCGCCAATGTACGTGGGGCCGCCGTCGTATGAAAGACTGATGACCTTCGCCTTGTTCATTTTAGCAACGTCATATAACTTCCACTTTGTTTTGTAGACAAGGTCATGAACCTTACCGTCGCATGTAGTGAAGTTGTTAATTACCTTGTGAATATCGCCAACCCAAAAAAAGTCAAAATATCTATTTTCCTGAATGTGGGTAGGACCACGTAAACACGACGAGATGAATCGCGTAGGAGGCTCATCTATTCCGTAACACCCAAAGAGACGAAACACCTGACAATTGGGTACAAGACGGGCTAGCTTTTCACATACAGCCTTTGAAAAACCATAGGGTGTGTCCGGTGCGTGAAGTGCAGCCCCACTAGAAAACCATACGAGACGCTTGAACTTGTCGGCATGTCGTGCAACGTTTTCAAACATTTTTACATTTTTATAAAACACATCAGATTCATCTACTTTGAGACGGCTACCACCAACCGCGGCGCAATGAATGACGACTTCAAATGAATTTAAATTGAAAAATTGGTCAACTGCTTCAGTGTTCACTAAATCAAGATCTTTACGACCGAAACCTCGTGCACCAAGATCCTTCACGAGGTTTCTGCCTATAAACCCATCAGCTCCTAGAACGCAGATGGACATGTGATTATATAGTTATTTATTACTTTATTTTGCACGCTTATTTTAGACTATAATTTCCTAGCACATCATTAGAATGTTGGCAAAAGTAGCATCTTGGGTGTCCATGGTATGGGTAAGGTGCCCTTTGTCAAGATATGGTCGTGAAGTTATTCTAAGAATTTTATTTGAAAATCCACTTGAATTGCGATTAGCTGTGTTAAATTATCAAATAAAACAGATAATGCTAAAATACATATGAAGGCGGCTCTCATTACAGGAGTCACAGGACAGGACGGGTCCTATCTAGCAGAGTTTCTACTGTCCAAGGAGTACGATGTTTATGGAATAGCTCGGTACTGCTCGGAGAAAAAGCATGAACGCATTGAGCACCTCAAGCCCAACCCCAGGTTCCATCTCGTGGAAGGGGACCTCACAGACACTGCTCGTATAAATGCAATTATAAGTTCTTTTATGGACAAATATGACGTCACCGAGGTGTACAACCTAGGTGCACAGTCTCACGTAAAGATTTCTTTTGACCAACCAGAGTTCACTGCAAACGTAGATGCTCTAGGGACGCTTCGCATTCTTGAGGCGATCCGACAGACTAAATTTACTTCTAAATTCAAGTTTTACCAGGCTGGCACGAGTGAAATGTTTGGCAAAATTCAGGAGGCGACTCAAAGTGAGACGACACCATTTTACCCAAGGAGTCCATACGGCGTCTCAAAGCTCTTTGGGTACTGGATGACCAAAAACTACAGAGAGTCCTACGGCATGTTTGCCTGTACAGGCATCTTATTCAACCACGAGTCCGAACGCCGCGGTGCCGAGTTCGTGACCAGAAAAATCACTCTCGGTTTGGATGAATGGAGACGCACGGGCAAGCCCATAGAGCTTGGAAACCTGGAAGCCAAGCGCGACTGGGGGCATGCTGCAGATTATGTAGAGGCCATGTGGCTTATGATTCAGCAGGATATACCAGAGGACTTTGTCATTGGAACGGGTGAGACGCATTCAATCCGTGAATTCATTGAACTGGCCTGTGAGAAATTAGGAACTAAAATTCAATGGTCAGGTGAGGGTGTTGATGAGGTTGGCACTACGACAAGTGGAGACGTTATCGTCAAGGTCAACCCGGAATTCTATCGTCCAGCAGAGGTTGATGTTCTTATCGCTGATGCATCCAAGGCGCGCAAAGTGCTTGGGTGGGCACCCAAGGTTACGTTTCGTGAACTTGTTAAAAGAATGATCTATAGTGATTGTAATGCCAACTACTTGGCTCTTCGTCGGTCCCAGTCTTCTAGCGGGAATAGGGCAGGTGACGAATAGGTATGCTGAATTTTTGAGGAAAAATGGAATGGAGGCCGAGTACGTGGAGTTTGGACAGGCCCCTAAACAACCCAGATACGACAGGGGGTTTGCATTCGTACTACCTATTCAGGCCCAGTTGGATATAGTTGATCAATATGCTACTATGTGCAATGATATGATGTATATGACTATTTGTGAAACTGAGACTGTAAATCCTGTATATGGAATTTTGACAAAATATAAGACGCTCTATGTCGCGTCTGATTTCTGCAAGACTGTTTTTGAAAGACAATTCCCTCAAGTGACGTGGAAGGTCATGCGGCTCTTAGCCTACGAGAGCCCGCATAAGGCGCCGAAGGAAACCACGCCATACACATTTTACACAATCGGAAATATAGCCGACCCCCGCAAAAATATCCAAGGTCTCGTGAACGCTTTTCTAAGCTGCGGCTTCGGACAGGAAGCGCGCCTCGTACTCAAGGCGACGTGCATGCAGCCTATAGAGATCAAGTTGCCCGGAATAGTTGTCATAAACGGTCTACTGAGTGACGAGGACATAGATAAGATTCATAACAGTTGTCATTGTTACGTCAATTGCTCGCACTCCGAGGGTGTCGGAATGGGGGCCGTTGAGGCGGCTATGAGGTCCAAGCCCGTCATTATATCAGACTACGGGGGCCTCAAAGAGTATGTAGATACGCCATGGGTCGTGAAGTGCACGACGGGGCCTATTGGGTTTGACGATTTTCTATTCACAAAAGACCTTGAGTGGGGTCATCCTGACCAGAAAGATCTTGCCGATTGTCTCAAGAACTGCTTTGAAAAGCGCGTCGCGTTTTGGGACCACGCGCATACGAGCGAGCAAGTTAAACAATGCCTGCCGCATTTGCTGGAGGCTTGCCAGCATTGACGAGGTTCAGGTTCTTGACCATCTGTGCCCGCAGCATATTGAGGCCCTGAGTTGCGTTCTGCGCTGCGCGGGCAGTGGCCGCAGCTTCCGCAGCCTTGGATGCATTTTTTAACTTGTTTGCAATAGCCGGGAAGTTTAGTTTAATCATCTGGTTGGCGGCATTGGCGAATCCACGCGCCGCCTGACTGCTGCTCTGATTCATCTTTGCGAGGTTCTGGGACACATTCATACCAGCCTCGGCGTTAGCTTGCGCGACTGCCGCGGTGTTCAGTTTTTTCATGGCGTTATTCGTCTGCATGATAGCAGCATTGGTAGTGGCCATTAATAAATGGAAATATTAAAACTCTGTGCGCGCTGGGGAGCTCGGGCTTTCAGCACCCTGAGAATTTACCCAGTAAATGGACAGGTACGTCACGAGAGCGACGACTATTGACGACGCAAGCAGGAATCCCTTCTGGGAGTTGAGGAACAGGACCACATCATCCACGACCTGGATGCCAGTGGGCTTCTTTATAAGACGAGGGACGATATAGACTATGAGAAAGTTGACGGCAAGAGCTGCCCATATATAGTTCCAATTAAACTCCATTCTATCAAGTGCCTACATTTTTTCCGCCACCGAGTGCTTCTTGCAGAACTCGCCGCAAGTCGCCTTGAAGCCGCAGCGCCGGCCCTCTAGTGTCAGCGCCTTGCAGCGGAGCGCGTCGTGTAGGACCACCTTGCCCTTTTTCACAGTACCCTTGTTTACTACGGCCGTCTCCTGCATCTTAGGAGCGCCCGTGTACTCCTTGGTAGTGTGCCGCTTGGCCTCCAGCTCTTGGGCGTGCTCGCGCGAGCGCAGAAGGGTGTCGGCCAGCTTTTCAGGGTAAGGGTGGTTGCGCGCCACCGCGTCATTGTAGAACTGCTGCCATAGGGGTCCACCCTTGCCCTTGGGAGGGTGCGAGATATGCTTTGCGGCCGAGGCCGTGGGTGGGGTGACCCCTCTCACCCTCCCTTCCGCGGAGGTTGTGAGGGGTGCGCGCCACTGGCTGTAGGTCGGGCGGAGCTTGTTCAGATCCATGGTTGTTTTGGGGGTGTGGATCCAATGATCCACACCGACCCTATCCTGCACAGGACACGTTTTTTTTGTGCCCTTGAAGTAAGATGTCACCCCGGCGCCCTTCCGTATCTGGCCTGAACTTTAGCACGTGGAGGCGCTCCAATGCAGGTCGTGCCGTCCGCCACTACAAGAAGCGTACGAGCCCCTCTTCAGGCAGCCACAAGTCGCCGAAGACCTCGGCGTCCCTCATGCGCCTCCGCAATCGGGGGATGCGTACCGTGGCCACCCTCAAGAATTACAACGCCGCCGTCTTACGGCGCAATCACGCCCGTGTCAAGAAGATGCTCAAAGAGATCGCCAACTACGAGGCCCGTCGGACGCACAAGCTCGTGCGTCAGCCAAATGGCTCTTTTTCGCTTGCGAGACGCACTTAAAAATTGCCGCCTAATATTATCTAATGCAGATCTTCGTGAAGACCCTGACTGGTAAGACCATCACGCTAGAGGTTGATTCTAGTGACTCCATCGCTAATTTGAAGGCTAAAATCTCCGATAAGGAAGGCATCCCACCGGACCAGCAGCGCCTAATTTTCGCTGGAAAGCAACTGGAGGATGACAGGACACTTGCAGACTACAACGTGTCTAAGGAGGCGACTTTACATTTGGTACTGAGACTCAGGGGAGGAACGCTTGTGAGTTAAAAAATAATATAGTGTCTTATTAAATGGTATACAGAGGGAGAATTTATAGAATTGACAACCTTGAAAACTCCAATTTTTACATAGGGCAAACTCGTATGACTTTATCAAAAAGGTTCACTGATCATAAATCCGAAGCCAGGCGGGGCAAGGTCAGAGTAACTTTATATAACGCCATACGAAAATATGGAAATGATATGTTTACAATTGAAGATGTGGAAATTATTCAAGCCTTGACGAAAGAGGAACTTGTGCGACTTCTGAATGACCGCGAGATATATTACATTTCAACACTCAAGCCACCTTACAACGAAGCGCCAGGAGGGCTCGGTCATACAGGAGTTCAATGGACGGCGGAACGACGTGAAAACTTCAAGCGACTTATGAGCGGTGAAAACAACCCCAACTACGGAAAACCATTATCAGACGAGACCAAAGAAAAACTAAGAGCATCTTTGAAAGGCCGTGTAATATCCGAAGAAACGCGTAAGAAAACAAGTCTTACTATGAGAGGCGTTCCTAAAAGTGATGAAACGAGAAGAAAGATGGCGGAAGCTCAAAAAGGCCATAAAATGCCAAAAGGAAAGGACTCAAATAAGGCTGTACCTATTCACCAGTTTGGTAAGGATGGTATTTTTATGAAAGAATTTGGATCTATAGCAGATGCAGCAAACGAACTGGGGTGTCAAAGGTCAGGCATATGTTTCTGTTTAAAAGGGCGTATAAAAACATCAGGGGGTTTTGTGTGGAAATACGCCTGAACTAATTTCACTGTAAATATAAATGTCTTTCACCATCCAGGACCCCGAGTCGGGTCTTTTCTGGACGTCTGGTATTTTTGGCCGCGTCCAGCTGGGCACCACCCCTAACGTTTACACTCTTGAGGGCTCCTACATCAAGAATGTGAATTCTGGAAACTATGTGAACCACGTGTCCGACCTCCTTCACGAGGGTGGCGTGCCAGACGAGTTTGTTTTCGGCGACGATGGCGTCATCAGCACCCAGGGCAAGACTGTCACTGCCGGCGGCTTTCTGCATGTTATGGATGGAGAGGACACAAAGTGGGTCAAGGTGGGCGGCGCGGCCGCTCCGATTGAAGAGGAGGAGGACGTGCCAGTCACGCGCGGCGCGGCGCTGATTGAGGAGGCGCTGAACGCCACCAAGGAGTGCGGGTGCAAGTGTGGCGCGGACTGCGAGTGTGAGGACTGTGATTGTGAAGAAAAAACTCTCTAGATAAATTAGAATGGGTGTTAAACCTGAAATTTGGGGACCGGCCCTATGGGGTGCGATCCACATGGCGTGCCTCACAGGTACAGCAACTGCAGAATTTATGAACGCAATTGCCGACGTGATTCCTTGCCCATCATGTGGTACTCACTTTAGCCAACTCCTCATGGAGTTCCCCTTCCCAGATGGCGGCGACGCGGCCACTTTATTCCAGTGGTCTGTAAACATCCATAATAAAGTCAACGCCCGTATAGGAAAGCCGATTTTCACGGTGGAGCAAGCTCT